ACTAACCATTACAAAGTAGATCTCACTGGCATCTGTCCGGCACCGGCCCGGTGTGGTATGATTAAGGTGCCATCTATATCTATTTCAAACAGGAGGACAACATGAAACAGGAAGCAAAGAAATGGTACTACATCTTATTTGATGAGGTCAAAGGTTCGGTCTATGAGGCCGGGGAATGGGTGACCACCAGGGGGGATGCCTTTGAGCGGATCCAGGATCTGCACTACTTCTATCTGGACGAGCTGAAGAAGGCCAGGAAGAAAACCGCTGCGGAGAAGCTCCGCTCCATCATCAAGGAGGATCAGGAGGAGCTTATTCTGGAGTACAAGTTAATGACAGGAAGGGAGTGAAGGTAATGATCTATCACAACACCAAGAACGGTTTTCCATCCGCCATCCATAATGAAGAGTACCATCCTACTATTAACCGGCTCTCCACCACACCAGAGCATGAGATCAAGAATGATAAGGTCCAGCACACGGTGGTTGTCAGCCATGATCTGTTTGGATCCTCGCTGGCCCTCTGCCTGGAGGATGAGATCTACATTATTGACATTAAAAAAATCATTTCAGATATACTGGAGGTAGAACATGAAAACGAAATTTTGTACGCTGATCGTTAGACTGCTGCTCGTGCTGGGGGCCGTTGTGGTCCTCAGCCTCCCGGCTACACTGGGGGTGTTAAGATGAAGAAGGGCTTTGAAACCGTCAACCGGGACCGGCTCCGGTCCAAGATCGCGAAGGAGCATATCTGCTGTGATATCTGCGGCCAGCCAATTGACCCTCTGGGGCCATTCGAGTACTGGCGGACTCACGCGAAGAGGGAAGTATACGTGCACTGGGACTGCATTAAGGAGGTGTTACTCAAATGAGTTACGAGGTTATTATCATGTCACCTGAGGGCTACTGTGTTGGACGCTCCTTAACCAGATCGCTCTCCAAAGCCCGGCAGAAGGCTGCTATCATCCTGGAAGACTACCCGCGTTATATCTGCCGGATCTACTCCTATACATCCCTCACCGCGGATCCGGTCCTGGTGGAGGTGGTCAGATGAGCCGTTTTACACGCAAGGGCCTCCCACGGCCATATGACGAGTACAACACATACCAGCTTAAATCGGAGCCTATTGAGGCGCTGGTGAAGGAATACGGGCAGATCCGGAAGCGCGTATTGGATGCATACCGGCTTGCTCAAAAGCGCATGAAGGCGGATGAACCGCCAGCCGGCTATAACTATCTGAAGAACGTGCCGCCTTCGGCGCTCCTGAAGCAGGGCAACGTGGGCAAAGCGCGCCAGGCGCTGATCCTGGCGGCTGAGGCGTACCAGTCTCCATTATCCAGCATCTCAGGACGGAGAGCGCTGGAGGCGCGCGTGATCGAAGCACTGGAGGCGCGTGGCGTCAACTTCTCCAACATCAAGATCAATGGGCGCCGGGTGGACGTCACCAAGGATTTCAAAACAATCATGGACGCGGTGGACGCTGCGCGCACCAAGCTGGGAAATTATCGTTTTGACTCAGGATCCGAAAAGAGGCTGATCCAGGCGTTTGCCAATGCTGCCGCGAAAGGCATCGCGCTGGACCGGCTCCTGGATACGGCACCACCGAAGAAGAGGAAAGACGGATCAGAAGGTGAAGCAAGCTACAACCGGCTGCGGAGACTCATCCAGGATCCTGACAAGGTGTTAACGCAGAAGAGCTGGAGGAAACTATCATAATGGAGATCATTAGAGACTGGAGGGACTTTGATATTGATTGGTTCGCCGGTCTCGGACCGGCAAAGCGTCCCCAGGGCAATCCCTCCGGGAGGAATAAAAGGAAGATCTGGGACTGCGTCACAGCCTTTGACATTGAGACCAGCACGGTCATGGTGAAGGGAGAGCCTCACGCTTTCCTCTATCATTGGCAGATGTCTTTTAATAATGAGTATGTAGTCCTAGGCAGGACCTGGGAGCAGTGGCTTGCCTTTATAGATCAGCTCTCCTCCATTGTCGGGGATAACCGGCTGGTGATCTATGACCATAATCTCTCCTATGAGTTTCAATTCCTGAAGGGCGTATATAAGTTTAAGACGGATGAGATCTTTGCTCTGGACACCCGCAAAATCTTAAAATGCACCATGCATGAGGGATCCATAGAGCTGAGATGCTCTTACCTTCAGACCAATAAGAGCCTGGCGCAGTTCGCCAGGGACATGAGAGCAGAATACCAGAAGCTGGAGGGAGATCTGGACTATTCCATAGTGAGGTATCCCTGGACCCAGCTCACCCCCGATGAGGAGGCATACTGTATCAATGATGTCACCTGTCTCGTCTCCGCGATCACCAAAGAGATGGAGCGGGACAGGGACAGCCTTTATACCATCCCGCTCACCTCCACCGGTTATGTGAGAAGGATCATCAAAGAGAAGATGAGGAGGTGGAACAATCCCTTATTAAAAGCCATCCAGCCGGATCTCATCCTCTATGAGGTGCTGCACTGGGCCTTCCGGGGTGGCAACACTCACGCTAACCGGCTCATGTCCGGGAAGATCCTGCACGGAGTACGCTCCTGGGACCGTTCCTCCTCATATCCTGACGAGATCTGTAACCGGTTCTTCCCTATGACAGCGTTTAAACCGCTCATAGCGCCAACACCGGACAAGGTGGAGAAGGCCATGAAGGAGGGAAAAGCCGTCCTCATGATCCTGGAGATGCGGGATATCCATCTTAAGGATCCGTTCTGGCCTGTGCCATATCTCCCGCGCGACAAGTGTAAAGAGCTGACCGGCGGTGACTTCGACAATGGGCGCGTCCTGTCGGCGGATCATCTCATCATAGCTGTTACCGATGTAGACTACAATATAATAAAGGAAGAGTATGATGCGGAGATCCGGATCCTGAAGGCATGGACCGCGAGATATGGAAGGTTGCCGCGACAGATCACCGACACGGTCAAAGCGCTCTATGAAAAGAAGACCAGCTTAAAAGGCGTGGAGGGCGAAGAGCTGGAGTATATGCACTCCAAAGAAATGGTAAACGCCGTCTATGGTATGATGGTCATGGCGCTCATCCGTCCGGAGCTGATCTTTGACGAGGAGAGCAACGAGGTGTTGCTATCGGAGGAGGCGGATCTGGAGAAGCAATTAAGAGCCTCAACGAAAAATCCATACTTAGCTTACCAGTGGGGAGTGTGGATCACAGCCTGGGCGCGCTGGGACCTGGAACAGGGCATCAGAATAGCCGGGGAGGACTTCGTCTATGCTGACACGGACAGTGTGAAATTCCTGGGGGAGCATAACTTTACGGCCTATAATGAGGAAGCAAAAGCCCGCTCTATCAAACATGGTGCCTTCGCCCAGGATCCTGCAGGCAATACCCATTACATGGGCGTTTTCGAGGATGAAGGCATCTATGAGGAATTCAAGACCATGGGCGCGAAGAAGTACGCATTCAGGAAAAACGGTAAGCTGGGCGTGACCATCTCAGGTGTTGGCAAGAAACTTGGCGCTGAGGAGCTGGAGGAGGCCGGAGGACTTGCGGCAATGAAGGAGGGGTTCACATTTAAAAAAGCTGGCGGGACTGCTGCAGTTTATAATGACAATCCGCAAAACTTATATTATAATGGGGTTAGCATCACCTCCAACGTGGCGCTGGTCCCGTCAGAATATACGCTGGGAATCACGGCGGAATATGCGGACCTTTTAAAACGGTTTCCTGGAGTTGTCCAGGAAGAGTTAGATAAGATATCTTAAGGAGGTAACACAGATGGATATCGACAAGAAAGCAAGAGCAAGAGTATTTTCCCCGGAGATGGTGGGCAAGGTGGCAAAGGCCAGCCTCAGCACCTATGAAGGCAAGGATCAGGAAGGCAACGCGAAGTGGTCCAGCTGGTGGGCGCGCTTCGTTGGTCCGAAAGCGAAGAAGGCCAGCCGCATGGAAGACGGCACCCAGATCATCCTCAAGAAGGCGAAGATCGAGAATGTCTACGACAAGAAGGAGAAGAAGGCATATTACACGGTGACGGTCTTCGACTGGGACTACTACAAGGATGAGGACGAGGAGGATATCTGATGGATGAGAATGAATACCTGATTAACCTTCTCAACCGTATGGAGGACAAAATGGTGGAGCTGATGGGAGGAAAAGCCTATTCTATCTGGGCCGCCGAGACCGCCAGGGATATGTTCCGGCTGAGCGTGGAAGATATGGAGGACGGCGGTTTTAAGGACTATATCCTGGAGCATTTTGAAGAGATCACCAAGTGAAGTGAGGGAGGCGGCAGCGCCTCCCTTTTCTATATGGAGGATAATATGAAAAAGCTATACTTAGACAATGGATATGTGAACATGGACTATCTCATGGATCTCCCATATCCTTTTATCATCGTATGCGGCGCGCGTGGCACCGGCAAAACATATGGAGCGCTGAAGAAAGTAAAGGAAGAAAACATTCCCTTTATCTTAATGAGGAGGACCCAGGGAGAGACGGATCTCATCACCTCACCGGAGATGTCACCGTTCCGGGCCATCCCAGGGGAGGAGATCATCACGAAGCCGCTGACCAAATACAATGGCGTGATCTACAAGGGCGAGGATCCAACACCAATAGGTTATACCATGGCGCTCTCCACCATCTCCAAGGTGAGGGGCTTTTCCGCCGCGCAAGTCAAATACATCATCTATGATGAGTTCGTCCCTGAGAAGCACGTGGCGAAGATCCGGAATGAAGCGGAGGCCTTTTTCAATGCCTATGAGACCATCAACCGTAACAGGGAGCTGAACGGTGAGGATCCTGTCAGGGCGGTCCTTCTCTCCAACAGTAACAACCTGTTCAATCCGATATTAACGGAGCTGGGCGTGATCAAGGACCTGGCGGAGATGGCGAAGACCGGCAAAGAGATCAGGCTGCTTCCGAAACGCGGCATCGCGCTGGTATACCTGCAGCACTCCCCGATCAGTGACCGCAAAGCCAAAACCGCGCTCTATAAAGCTGTCGGGGAAACGGACTTTTCCGAGATGGCGATCCATAACAGTTTTGGTTTTGATGATCACATGGTAAAATCATACCCGCTCAAGGCCATAACCCCGGTGATCCAGGTGCAGGAGCTGGTAGTATATAAGATAAAAGGAAGTCATGATTACTATGCCTCCCTGCACTCCTCCGGATCTCCAAGGAAGATCAGCCCGGAACAGTTCCGGTTAAAGTGGGGAGACCTGTGGATAAAATATATAACAGATCATCTCTGGTTCGAAGATGCCTACTCCCAGGGACTCTTTTTAAAATTGATCAAACCATGACAAAATCTAATGAAATTTGATTTTTTCATGATAATATGTTATGATTCAGCTGTGAGGGGGCTGCCCATAGATTAGCTCCGGAAGAGCGGGCCCGGGTCTGATCCACCCATGATGCCTCCTCACCCACCACGCTAACAAAATCACCCGGGAGGTAATAAAATGGAATACACTGATCTTATCAACATTATCAGCACCGTAGGATTCCCGATCGTCTGCTGCATTGCCATGTTCAAATCCCTGGACACGGAGAGAACCATGCACCAGCAGGAAACCAAAGAACTGACCGGGATAATCTCAGAGCTGAAAATCGCGATACAGCAGCTCACCGACTATATCAAACTGGGAGGGAAGTCTGATGAGTAAGAAGGGCCTTGATGTATCTGCCTGGAATACCAACCTTGACTACAAAGCCATAAAGAAGGCCGGTTATGACTTCCTGATGATCCGCCTTGGATATGGTGAGAAGGTAGATCAGGAAGCGGATACCCACATTAAAGGGGCCAGGGCTGCAGGTCTCCACATTGGAGGTTACTGGTTCTTATACGCTACCGATCAGCTCAGCGCGCTGGAGAACGCAAGAGCCTGTTTGAAGGTCCTGAAGAAGTACGAGGGATATTTTGACTATCCAATTGCGCTGGACTTTGAAGGGGACTCCATCCGCTACTGTTACCAGCAGGGCGGCAGCACCGGCAAGAGCAACTTAACTATCATGTGCAGGTCCTTCCTCAATGCTATTGAGTCCGAGGGATACTACGTAAGTATATACGCGAATCCTTCCGATTTGGATAGACTCTACGGATCCATAACCCAGAAGTATGATTTATGGCTCGCCCAGTGGGGCGTAAAGTCTCCGGGCATCTCCTGCGGGATGTGGCAGTACTCCGATGCAGGTTCGGACTTCCGCCTGGACCATAACATTGCCTATTACGATTACCCTGCAGTGATCCGGGGCGCGGGCCTTAACCATCTTAAGGCTGAACCTGCAGCACCGGCAAAGCCGAAGACCAAAACGGTCACGTATACGGTCAAAGCCGGGGACACGCTCTCCGGGATCTGCGCGAAATACGGCCTTGATTGGCGGAAAGTCGCCAAAGATAATAAGTTGGCTGATCCGGATCTGATCCTGGTAGGCCAGAAGATCAAACTGAAGGGAGTAAAAGCATGATCAGTATTGAAGATGTATTGAAACTCAAAGAAGCAGGTTTCACGGCGGAGGAGATCGTCACCCTCCATAAATCCATGGAGCCGTATGAGGAGCCGGGTGAACCGGCTGCACCTGCTGAACCGGCACCGGACAGGACGGACGAGATCCTGCAGGCGCTGCAGGCGCTCACGAAGTCTGTTCAGGCCGCGAACATCAGAACCGGCGGAGGCGAACCGCCAAAGAATGAATCTATCGAAGATATCCTTAACTTTGCTATGAATGGAGGTAACAAAGATGGCAGTAAATGAACTGGGCTTTAATCAGCTCGCAACTATTTTGAACCAAATCCAGCAGCAGGCTACCGGCCAGAGCGCTCCGGTGGCGACCGACACCAGCAGCTTCGTCTCTGTTGGTCAGACTGTTCTCAAGACCGGCTATGATAATATGCTTAACGCAATCAGCCAGGTCCTGGGCAGAACCATCTTTTCGGTAAGACCGTATGACCGTAAATTCAGGGGCCTGGATGTGGACTCCATGAGATGGGGCAACCATGTCAGGAAGATCACCGCGCTGGACAAGCCTTTTGAGGAAGATGACCGCATGAAGCTGGTTGACGGCCAGGCAATTGATCCGTTCGTGGTCAATAAACCGTCCGTCATTCAGACCAACTTTTATGGTGAGAATGTCTACCAGAAGAGCATGACTCTCTTTAGAGACCAGCTCGACACAGCCTTCCAGGGACCGGACCAGTTCGGATCCTTCGTTTCCATGGTGATGCAGAACGCCAGCGATCTCATTGAGCAGGCCCATGAAGATATGTCGCGTCTCACCCTGGCGAACCTGATTGGTGCTAAGAACATCTATCAGACCACCGTGGACACCACCGGCACCCATGTTATCAATCTCCTGGCGGAGTATAACACCTATGCCGGTACCACGCTGACCGCGGCGACCGTCAAGCAGCCCGCGAACTTTGAACCGTTCGTGAAGTGGGCGTATGCTTACATCAAGACCATCTCCGACAAGATGACGGAGAGATCCAATCTCTACCATTATAATTTTGGCGAAAACATCGCGAGACACACTCCTAAGAGAGATCAGAGACTCTTCATTTATTCTCCGGAGATCAATAATGTTGAGGCCAGTGTTCTCTCCAGCGTCTTCCACCCGGACGAGGTCAGCAATAAGATCGATATCACCGAGCGCGTCAACTTCTGGCAGGGCATCACGGACGGCGGCAAGGTCAATGTCACTCCGTCCTATGTGGATGCCACCGGAGCCAGCGCCACCGGCACGGCTCAGAGCATCGATTATGTCTTCGCGGTCCTGATGGACAGAGAAGCGGCAGGCGTGACCACGGTCAACCAGTGGAGTGACAGCATCTGGAATCCACGCGGAGGCTACTCGAATCTGTACTGGCATTTCACCGACAGATACTACAACGATTTCAGTGAGAACGCTGTAGTGTTCACTATCGCTTAAAACTTTCCACCGGCGGGGCTTTGTCTTCCCTTTCTCCCGCCGGGCCGGGATGATCCACCTGTGGAGGCGGGGCGCTTCGCCTCGCCTCATTATTTTAGGAGTTGGTTATGGATATCTTACTTTACAAGGCAACGAAAAAGCCAAAATCCACCGCGAGACCGTCCGGAGGATCCAGGGTGAGCGGAGAGATCAAGCATGACTGTTCCATCATCAATCCAACATTCCGCTTCTCCGACTCCATCCGGAGTGACCTTACTAAATATAATATGCTATACGCGGAGGACTTCGGCAGATATTACTACATTTCTAATTGGGCGTATGTCGCTGGATTCTGGGAAGCTGACTGCTCCTGTGATGTCCTGGCATCCTTCCGGCAGGTGATCGGCAGCACTTCCATGTTCTGCATGAGGGCCGCGAATCGTTATGACGGCAGGGTGATGGATAATCTTTATCCTACCTTCCACGCCAGCACCGTTGACACCACCGCGCCATCCCCATGGGGCCAGGCGGACCGTTTCATCCTGGGCGTGATCGGACCGGCGGATACTTCCCAGGCCGGATCCGTGACATACTATTGCATGGGCGCACATGATCTCAAGGACTTCATGAAATACGTTCTGGGCAATCAGCGCCTGGTGGATGACGGGACCTTTAACTGGGGCGCGCTGGATACGGCGATCCGGGCAGCGATTTTTAATCCGATGGATTATATCGTCTCATGTACTTACGTACCATTCCAGCCGTCTCCATTGGGTGCGCTGGTCTCCGCGATCCCATACGGATGGTGGAGTGGATCGGTATCAAATACCAACCTGCTCAATCAGACCCTTACTCATAACATCCCGGATATTAACGTGACGATCCCACATCACCCGCAGATGGCGAGCAAAGGCGTTTTTGTGCAAAATGCTCCATACTCCCGCTTTGAGCTTCAGGTCAATCCTTTTGGCGTTTTCCCGCTGGATGGCAGCCTGATCCAGGACGCGGATCATATCCGGATCTCCATCAAAGTGGACCTGGTAACAGGTATGGGCATTATGGAGGCATTTACGGTATTCCAGGATAATACAGAGCGCTTCCTCATCCGGCAGACTGCTCAGGTGGGAGTCCCTATTCAGCTCTCTCAAGAGAGCGCAAATCTTTCCGCCGCTTTTGGGGCGATCAGCTCCGGAGTGAGCGCTGCCGGAAAAGCCGCCGGGGGAGATTATGCCGGAGCTGTCATGGCAGGTGTATCCGCTGTTGGATCCGCTGCGGATCTGGCAGCGCCATCCGTCTCCAGCACCGGCAGCAACGGCAGCAGGGCGGGTCTCTCCGGTCTGATCCGGCTGCACAGCACGTTTTACACCATTGCGGCAGGAGATGACGCGAACCAGGGCAGGCCATTGCTGGAAGTGGTCACGCCGTCCAGCTTAGGAGGATATATGCAGATGTTCAATGGAACGGTCCCTCTGGCATCCGGCATGACGGCTCAGGAGCGGGATGAGATCAATTCTTACATGGAGAGTGGATTCTATTATGAGTGATTACACATTCACGCCGCGCCTCGATGATTCCGGGATGATGAATAATCCTTACTGGTACGCGGACAATCCCTATTGGCAAGCAGAAACACCTCCACCATTACCACCGCATGATTATGGACTTCCTAATTGTACGTGCTACGCGTGGGGCAGAGTCCTGGAGATCCTGACTGAAGCCGGTTATCCGAATGCATACCAGGAGGTCCATAACAATCTCGTTCCTAACTTCGGCCATGCCTATACCTGGAATACAGATACCCTATGGACAACTTCCTCAGAACCGGCTCTGGGGGCTGTCGCGGTCTATGATACTGTAGGAAGTACCGTTCCGGGACACGTGGCAGTAGTGGAGGAGATCCAGGACGCAAACACCATCACCCTGAGCCAGTCAAATTATGGCGGCGCATATTTTGAGACCAAGACCGTCACCAGAGCAGAAAACTGGTATCCGCCTTCAGGACTGATCACTTTTAAGGAATTCATCATCCTTCCGATCTCGGTCACTCCGGGCGGATCCTATGACCTGATCGTCCTGCTGGCAGCCATGCTGCGAAAAAAGAAACGTAAAAAAGGAGGTTTGATCTAAATGGAAAACGTACCATTTTCCTGGGAGCAGATGAACATCCAGGCATATCATCACTCCCCATCAGGGATCCGATGCGCTAACACCGGACTCACTACATTTTTCAGTAAGAAGCTCTTTGAAGAGTTTAAATCAGTCTATAAGTGGGAGAATCTCCCGGAGACCTGGCCGGAGAACTACTTCACCTGGACTCTGTACCTTAATGGCGTTGTGGGCGTGATCGACACGCCTGATTATGGCGTGATCCCTCAGCAGTGCGGCCTCTTCGGTTATAATGTTTTCTATTTGCCGAATCAGATCACGATCGCGAACAGGTACATCAGCAAAGCGACTTATAACATTGGCGTAGACGCGGAGATCATCCGTTTCCAGGATGATTACTCCGGCATTGCTCCATTGATCAGCTATTATGCTAACCTCATGGCGCTGGCAGCTGAGGACCTTGCCAGCAACCTCGTGAATACGAAGTTTGCTTACGTGTTCGCGGCAGGGAACAAATCCGGGGCGGAAGCTCTGAAGAAGATGTATGATACCATTGCGTCCGGGCAGCCTGCAGCCGTTCTCGATAAGGAGCTTTATAATGATGATGGTACTCAATCCTGGGAGTTATTCTGTCAGAACCTGAAACAGAACTTCCTTGGACTGGACCTGCTGGACACGCTCCAGAGCATCACGGATAACTTCTGTGCTGATGTCGGGATCCCGAATGTCTCCATCAGGAAGAAGGAGCGGACCACCGTTGATGAGATCAACATGAACAATGTTCAGACCTTCGCGAAGGCCACGCGCTGGCTGGAGACGATGCAGGACTGTTGCAGGAAGGTCAACGCGATGTTCGGCACCAACATCAATGTAGACTTCAGATTTAAACAGGAAGGAGGGCAGGAAGATGCATCAGGCGAACTTGACGCTGAGCGGGATGTATAACTACGACAACACGCTGTTTGACGAGCTGAGGCTCCCGGAGGACCTGGGGAGGGATACGGTGATTGGCAATATCCTCATGGCCTGCTACGGGCTGGAAGTGATCTACCCGGACTTTGATACCATGAAGAAGGCAATTGGTTACTGGTCCGCCAAAATGCTCCCTTCCTGGTCCAGGGCATTAAAAGCTCTTTCCATTAAATACGATCCGCTTTATAATTATGATAGAACCGAGGTATGGAGCGAAAACGAGAAGAGCAACGGATCCGACACCGGGACGGTGGATAACCTCCGGACCTCTTATGACTCCAACCAGCTCCGGCAGACGGATCAGGCAAACTCCAGAGGATCATCGGAGGCTGCTCTGGAGCGGGAACATAAAGCAAGGATGTATGGTAATATCGGCGTGACCACCTCCCAGCAGATGCTGGAGTCTGAAGTCCAGGTGGCCAGGATCAATATTACGGACATCATCTGCAAGGATTTTAAGACGGAATTTTGTCTGTTAGTTTATTAAGGAGGTACGAAATGAATATCAGTACTTATGAGGCAAGAATCGCGGCGCTTGAGGCGCAGCTGGGGCCTGAGCCAGGGCCTACTCCGGAAACCGGTTTGGCATCGGTGGTAGTGACTCCGGATATCACCTTGTCTGACGGCACGAGCCTGAACGCGAAGCTGGCGGCGATGATGCCGGTGGCTGAGAGTTCAGTTAATTGGATTGATTATGCTGCCCCATCATTGACTGTTGGAACTAAGTACACAGTTCGTGTTACTCCTGGAGAAAATTGGTATGCATATCCTTTCGAGGGGAATCGTCCAATCGCTGCCCAGGGGCCGGCGGGAGAAGCTGCTGAGTTAGAATTTGAGGTCATATTAGATAGCCATGAAAATATTTTGAGAATGTTTGCAGCGGTTGGTCCAACAGTAGAACCGGACACCAACACAATGGTTTCCCTCCGTTTTAGGGTCAATTCTCCAAATCAGTAAGGAGGCCTGCTATGATCGACATCTTTAATCATGGACCCTACACAGATCTTCACCGCTTGAACCTGGACTGGATCCTGGAGGTCCTGCGGGAGCATGAGGAGAAGATCCAGGCTCTGGAGGAGCGGGTCAAAGAA